GATTCAGAATTAAAAAAATTGATTGATTATGATGGTTTAAGTGGTAGCACTAAAGAAGATGATGTCCCAGAAATTCCTAAAAAATCCATAGTTCAATTAGGAGATTTATGGCAATTGGGTAATCATAGACTATTATGTTCTAGTAGTACAGAATTAAAGAATGTTGAGAAACTTATGAATTCAGAGAAAGCATCTTTAGTTTCTACAGACCCCCCCTATTTAGTTAATTATACTGGTAAGGATAGACCTAATAATAGCGGGAAGGATTGGTCTAATGTTTACCATGAAGTACAGATTGGGGATGCAGAGCAATTTTATGGGGAATTCACCAAAAATGCCTTATCTATATCTAATCTAAATTCAGCCTGGTATTGTTGGCACGCTTCAGTAAATGCAAGGATAATCCATTCAATTTGGGAAAAGCATGGCATATTAGTACATCAGCAAATAATATGGGTAAAACCTACCGCAGTATTTGGATATTCTTATTATCCCTGGAAGCATGAGCCCTGTTGGTTAGGTTGGCAACATGAGCCTTGCTTTTTAGGATGGAAAAAGGGCAATAAACCACCTCATGATGGTGATAGTAGTCATTTTATAACCAGCGTATGGAATCTAGATTATGATGGTAAGAATAGAATTATTGGTAATAAACATCCTACCCAAAAACCAGTAGAAATATTTGCAATACCAATTAGAAAACATACTCAAGATAATGATATATGTTATGAACCATTCGCTGGAAGTGGTACTCAAATAATAGCAGCAGAAAAATGGAATAGAAGATGTTATGCTTTAGAAATAGAGCCAATATTTTGTGATGTAATTATTGAAAGATGGGAAAACTTTAGTGGTGGAAAAGCAAAAAGGTTATCGTAAATCCAAAAGCATTGACTGGACAACCCTAGAAACTGAATGGCTTGCTAGCAATGAATCTCTTAATGAATTTAAAAATAGACATAATTTAACAGATGATTGGTTTTATAAAAAAGTAAACAAACTTGAATGGGTAAAAAAGAAGGAAGAAATCAAGAGGAAAACCCTCTTAATTGCAGAGAAAAAACTAATCAAAAGTCAATCCGATGATATATGGCAGAACCAAAAGAAACTTTTAAATGCAACCGAAGCTCAGATAGCATCTATATATAAAGCTACATTAGATGAGTACGGGCATATAAAAAAGATTTTAAAACCACATGAGATCAACTCTTTATCTAGTGCTATCAAAACAGTAATACAAAGTATTAAACTAATTAGAGGTGAGAATATTGGAGAAGGACCCACTACTAACAACTATCACTTAGCTATAGTAAATTTAATAGAACAATTAGAATATGGACAAACTAAACAACTTGAAAGACAAGATGTGGCGCATGACACATCTTTACAAGATTCGAGACAAGAATAAAAACTTAATTCTTCTTAATCCCAATATAATCCAGCAAGCCATAATTAAATCAATAGAAGGCATGAAACCTATACGTGCTTTTTATCTTAAATATAGGCAGGGTGGGGTATCTACTTGGTGGTTGATTTGGTGGCTAGATGATACTATCTTTCATAAGAATACTATTACAGGTATATTAAGTCATGAAAGAGAAAGTCTTGGGTATTTGTTTGAAATCATACGTTTGGCTTATAAAGAGATGCCAAAAGAATGGCAGCCTAGACTTGATAAAGACTCACAGACTACCTTAACCTTTCCAGATATAAACTCTAAAATATTTGTTTCATTGTCTATACGTTCTACCGCAGTACACAACCTTCACATATCTGAATGGTGTTATATAGAAGATACTAACGTGAGGGCTTCATTAGGTGCCGTAAGTCCTACTTCAAACGTAACAGGTGAAAGTACGGGAAACGGGGTAGGCAATGATGGTTATATTACATATACAGAGGCCGAGATGGGTTTAAATGGATTTAAACCTATGTTCTTTCCCTGGTGGATTCAGCCAGAGTACAGAGTACCTTTGAATGGTTTAAAGATCATCCGAACCAATGAAGAAAGTAAATTGCCACTTGATGACGAACAAGTATTATTTAGGCGTTTAAAGAAACGAGAACTTAAAACAGATTTTCCTAAAGAAATGCCCGAAAGCGAAATGGATGCTTTTATGAGTGCTGGCAAGAATTACTTTAATCATAAAAAAATTATTGTTTTAATGAAAGAAGCGAAAGAATATGTTAAAGAACATCCACCTTGGCAGCAAACGGATGATTATATAGCCTGGGAAGAACCAAGCAATAACTATTTATATGTGGCAGCAGCAGATCCAGCAGAGGGCATAGGTGCTGATTATTCAGTATTAAGTATTATAAATGTAACCAAGAGAACACAGGCATTTAGGTTTAGAGCAAGAGTTGGAATAGATAACTTTTACCGCATTTGTGATGAATGGGGTAGGAAATATAACAATGCCTTATTAGCACCAGAAAGAAACAATCATGGTCATGCGGTTATTCTTGGTTTATATGAAAATAGTAGATACCCTAATCTATATGATGATAATAAGTATTCTAAACGTACCACATTTGCTTTAGGAAAGCATAATTATGGTTGGGCAACTACAACCATAACCAGACCCCTTATGTTAGACCAGTTAAAGTTTGCAATCGAAGGAGAAAGTGAGGAAGATGAGCAACACTTTGAACCAGAGCTTTTAATACTAGACCAAGAGCTATTAAATGAGATGTTGACATTTGAAGAACATAATGGTAAATACCAGGCAGCAGATGGCAAGAATGATGATTGTATCTTTGCGTGGGCAATTGCCCTGCAATTATATCTCAGGGTTGGGAGGTTCTTACTAAAACCTTATGCCACTAGACTTTCAGTTGGCTCGCCAAGACAAATTAACGAAGAAAAATAACGTAGAGTATAAATCTCAAGTTAGATTAGAAGCTGATAGTCTTTTTCCTGAACTTAAACAAGAAGCCGAAAGTTTTTTTGAATCTTCTTATTATCCAGACTCTTTTATCTTTCCTTGGAATCCAGACCCCTTAGTACGTGGTAATGATTATTCCAAATACGATGAGATGAAAGACGACGACCAGGTTAAAGTAGCCATAGCGATAAAGAAAGATATGGTTATAAACACTGGTTGGCAGATTGTTTGTGATAATGAAGAAATAAAAAAAGCCATAACAGAAAACCTAGAGAATCTATACATGGAGACTTCTTTAGGTAATACTTTTGAGGATTCTTTAAGAGATTTGCTCACATCTTATGAATACGGATTCTCTTTAGCAGAACCCTTGTATCGTTTAACTGATAAAGGCTTATATGAACTCAAAGAAATCAAAGTAAGACCACCTCATTCTTTTAGATTTGAGATTGACCCTAAAGGAAATGTTTTAAGGGTTGTTCAGTACACAAATAAAGGTGAAATATCTTTAGAACCTAAGACTATTTTGCATCATGTATACAGTCAAGAGTTTGGCAATCCTTTTGGTAAATCAGATTTAAGAGCAGCCTTTCCAGCCTGGAAAATAAAGAAATTCTTTTTACGTTTCTTTGCTATATATGTTGAAAGATTCGCACAGCCTACGATTGTTGGTAAATATCCACCTAATTTAGATAGTGACCAGATAGACAAATTTGAGGATGTAATTAAATCTATACAAAACAATACTACTTTAACAGTGCCAGAGGACACTCAAGTAGAATTTGTGCAAGCTTCGAGGGATGCAAGTGATGTCTATATTAAAGGTCTTGATCTATTTAATTTGTGGATTGCTAGAGCTATTCTTGTGCCTGATCTTCTTGGGATTGGAGGTTCTAAAACAACTGGTGGTTCTTTTGCTTTGGGTAAAGAGCATTTTAGACTCTTTATGGGGACTATTAGAAAAGATAGGGAATCTTTGTCTAGGAAGATTACACAGAAAGTAATTAAGCCTTTAGTCCTAGCCAATTGGGGAGATGTTCCTTGCCGATTTGAATTTAAACCTTTCACAGAAGAAAATACAAGCGAATATTTAACCCTTTGGATTCAAGCAGTAAATACTAAAGCCTTCAAGCCTAATCCAGAAGAAATAAATCATTTTAGGAATCTTGTTAAATTTCCAGAAGGCGAAGTGTTAGAGCCAACAACACAACCAGTAACACCTAATCCTAACCAATTTTCTAAAGATTCTAAAACATTC